CGGACGAGAGTGCGACGCCACCCAAAGGGCGTTGATCGAGGCATACGAGGCACAGCGGCGGCCTGCGCCGTGAGGCTTATGTTCTTTTCGAGCCGGAAGATGTCCCGGCATTGCTCTTTTCGGATCGCCCCGAGGATCTACAGGGACCGGGCTGGGAAGATTAAGGGCGCCGGAATTTGGGTCCGGCTCGGCTGGCGGTACGCGTCCGTCCAACTGATCAACGTCCCCGTGAGGGAAAGCTGATGCTCATTCAGGGGACACACCGGACCTACATGGGTTCGGACACGTTTATCGCGGCCTTCGTCAGGGACGACGAGGGGCGCAAGGATCTATCCGACGCTGATATCGATGGCGTCATCTCGCTGGGCAAGGGCCGGGACGTGCTGACGGTGCCTGTGTCGGGCAACGAGTACGGGCGGATCAGCTTCGTGGTCACGGCCGAGCAGGCGCAGCAGAACCTCCGTCCCGGGGTGTACGAACTGCGGGTGCTGGCTGACGGCGAGGTGATCTACCTGGCGAATCTGGAGGTTGTGTGATGGCAGGGGGGCGGCCTACGGACTACCGGGCCGAGTATTGCGAGCAGGTCGTGGAACTCGGGCGCCAGGGCAAAAGCAAGGCTCAGATTGCGGCCACGCTGGATGCCAGCCGCCAGACGCTGGACAACTGGGCGAGTGCTCACCCTGAGTTTCTGGACGCCATCACACACGCGAGGGACTTGGCGCTGGCGTGGTGGGAGGACCAGGCGCAGACCAATTTGGCCACCAGTGGATTCAACGCCAACCTGTGGTCACGGTCGATGGCCGCGCGGTTCCCGGCGGACTACACCGAACGCAAGCAGACCGAGCTGACCGGCGCTGGCGGCGGCCCCGTCCAACACAAGGTCGAGGAGGTCAGGCGTGTCATCGTCCGTCCTTCAGATCCCGACAGCTGAGGTCTACGAGCCGCTACTGGAGCCTGCGCGCTACAAGGGTGCCCACGGTGGCCGAGGGTCGGGCAAGTCTCACTTCTTCGGCGGCCTGCTGATCGAGGACTGCCTGCTGTATCCCGGCCTGCGCGCTGTGTGCCTGCGCGAGGTCCAGAAGTCGCTGAAGCACTCGGTCAAGCTGCTGGTTGAGGACAAGGTCCGGCAGTTCGGCTTGCAAGGCCAGTTCGAGATCCTGGACACAGAGATCCGGACGCCCGGGGGCGGCCTCATCATCTTCCAGGGTATGCAGAACCACACGGCGGACACGATCAAGTCGCTGGAGGGGTTCGACAGGGCATGGGTCGAGGAAGCCCAGAACCTGAGCCAGCGGAGCCTGGACCTGTTGAGGCCCACGATCCGTAAACCGGGGTCGCAGTTGTGGTTCGGCTGGAATCCGGACCAGCCCACGGATCCAGTAGATGCGTTCCTGCGAGGCGCGCATCCGCCAGCCGACTCTGTGGTGGTGCAGGCGAACTACGCGGACAACCCGTGGCTGCCCGACGAGCTGCGGGCTGACCTGGAGGACGACCGCAGGCGAGACCCTGACAAGTTCCTGCATGTCTGGGGCGGTGGCTACAACACGTCGTCCGAGGCTCGGGTGTTTCGCAGCTGGAAGATCGAGGAGTTCGAGACGCCGCATGACGCCATCCCTCGCTTCGGTGCGGACTGGGGTTTCGCGGTGGACCCGACGGTGCTGGTGCGCTGCTGGGTAGATGGGCGGAAGCTGTACGTGGACCAGGAAGCTTGGAAGGTCGGTTGCGAGATTGACCAGACGCCCGCCCTGTTCCAGCAGATCGAGGGCAGCCAGAAGTGGACGATCCGCGCCGATAGCGCCAGGCCGGAGACGGTCAGCTACATGCGGCGCAACGGCTTCCCTCGCATCGTCCCGGCCATCAAGGGCCAGGGCAGCGTGGAGGATGGCATCAGCTTCCTTCAGTCGTTCGACATCGTGGTGCATCCCCGGTGCAAGCACGTGGCCGAGGAGCTGGCCCGCTACAGGTTCAAGACGGATCCCCAGACGGGCGAAGTCCTCCCGGTGCTGGAGGACAAGGACAACCACACGATTGACGCGCTGCGGTATGCGCTGGAGGAGTTGCGGCGGTCTGGCTACAAGCCAGCGGCGGCAGCCCCCCGTGAGCGCAGGCGGAGCGACTACGGCTTCAACTCCGAGCCGGTTCACAACTGGAAAACGGCATAGGGAATGGCAATGGCGAAGGGCAAGGACGCCCCGGACGTTGAGAAGCTGGTGCGCCAGTTCGAGGAGTCGCAGGACCAGGGGCGGGAGAACCGCGAACTGTGCGAGCGGGACCGCGACTACTACGACGGCTACCAGCTGACCGACGACGAGATTTCGACGCTACAGGCCCGTGGCCAGCCGCCCGTGGTGTTCAACCGCATCGCGCCCAAGGTGGACTCGGTGCTGGGCTTCGAGCGCCGGATGCGGACAGACCCCAAGGCCTACCCGCGCACCCCGAAGCATGAGAAGGAGGCCGAGAGCATCACCGACGCCATCCGGTTCGTGCTGGAGGACCAGCGCTGGGACCAGAAGCGGTCGGACGTTGCCGAGAACAACTTCGTTGAGGGCGCTGGCGCGGTCACGGTCACGGTGCGGGAGCATCGGGGGCAGTACGACGTGGTGATCAACCACGTGCCGTGGGATCGCTTCTACGCCGACCCCTACAGCCGCACCCGGGACTACTCGGACGCGGGCTACATGGGCGTCGTGCTGTGGCTGGACGAGGAGGACGTTGAGGCCCGCTGGGGCGAGGAGGGCGCCAAGCTCGCCACCGCCTGCATCGATAGCCGGGACTGGTCGGGCGACACGTTCGATGACCGTCCCAGCAAGACTGCGTGGTCCGACTCCAAGCGCCGCCGGGTTCGGGTGTGCCAGCACTACTACCGCAAGGGCGGCGAGTGGTGGACGGCCATCTTCTGCCGGGCTGGCTTCCTGGAAGATCCGGCCAAGGTCACCTATCTGGACGAGGATGGACTGCCCGATAACCCGCTGATTGCGGTGTCCTGCTACATCGACCGCGAGAACAACCGCTACGGCGGCGTTCGGCGCATGGTGTCGCCGCAGGACGAGATCAACAAGCGGCGCTCCAAGGCACTGCACCTGCTCAACAGCCGCCAGGTGCTGGCCGAGGAGGGCGCGGTAGCAAGTGTTGCTCGGGCGAAGGAGGAGTTGGCCAAGCCTGATGGCTGGGTCGAGTACTTGCCACAGGCAAAACTGGAGATCCGCGACAACGTGGTCTTGGGCCAAGCCGAAATGGCCCTGCTGGCCGAGGCCAAGGCAGAGATCGATGCGTCTGGCGTCAACCCGGCGCTGGAGGGTGACGTCAAGGCGCCGTCAGGCCGTGCGGTCGAGGCGTTGATGCAGGCGGGTCTGGCCGAGCTGACCAAGTTCTTCGATGCCCAGCGGGACTGGAACTGGCGTGTGTACCGTGCCGTCTGGAACCGCATCCGTCAGTTCTGGACAGAGGAGCGTTGGGTTCGCGTCACGGACGACGAGGAAAATCTGCGATGGGTCGGGATGAACGTCCCGCAGCGCGACGAGTTCGGCAACACGGTCGGGGTCGAGAACCCCGTGGCCGAGTTGGACGTGGACATCATCATGCAGGACGCGCCGGACAGCGTGACGATCCAGTCCGAGCAGTTCCAGATGCTGGTGGACATGTGGACGAAGGCGCCCGAGCGGATTCCGCTCGAGATGGTCATCGAGGCGTCCAGCCTCCGCAGCAACGTCAAGGCCAAGCTGCTGGAAATGGCGAAGCAGCCGCCTGCGCCTGAGCAGGTGGAGGCGCAGCAGATCCAGAAGGCCGCCGCGATCGCCGAGGTCGAGAAGACTCACTCCGAGACGGCCAAGAACATGGCCCAAGCGGGCAAGACGGATGCCGAGGCGCGCAGTGGCGCCTTAGAGGCCCAGCTGGCGGCCGAGTTTGGCTCGCCACAGCCAATCGTATCGATGTGAAACAGGCCCGCTTCGGCGGGCTTTTTTGTACCCGTCGCCGGGGAGCGGGCGAGCGTGACGACCACGGAAGGGTCGAAGGAGTAATGCAATGGAAGGCGGGTTGAACGACATCCTTGACGGGACGGATACCGGCGTTGAAGTGGAGGAAGTGGCCGAGGTCGAACAGGCCGAGGTTGCGGAAGCCCCGCAGACGCAGGAAACGGGCGTAACGCAGGAACCCCCTGCACAGGCCGCGACGCCAGCGGTCGAGCCGGACGAGATCAAGGGTCTAAAGGCCGCCCTCACGGCGGAACGGCGCAAGCGGCAGGAGCTTGAGCAGCGCGCAAGCGCACCGCAGTTCGATCCACAGAGGTTCTACCAGGACCCGCAGGAGATCGCCAATTTCGTGAGCCAGCAGCAGCTGGTTACGGCGATCAGCATGTCTCGTGAGTTCGCGCGTGAGCAGTACGCGGACTACGACGAGATGGAGGCGTTGTTTGAGGAGGAAGCGCAGCGCAATCCCGCGCTGATTGCCGAACTCCGACAGCACGCCGCGCCTGCCCTGTTTGCCTACAAGACCGCCAAGAGTCTCAAGACGGTCCGTGAGGCGCAGGACGGCTCGCTGGAGGCACGTCTGCGGGCAGAGATCGAACAGAAGGTGCGTGCAGAGCTTGCTGCGCAGGCCAGGCCACCCGTTCCCACCGACCTTTCAGGTGTGCGCTCGGCGCCCAGCCAGACGGCTGTGCCCGACGAATCGCTCGAAACCATCCTCAAACGATAAAGGCCCATGGAGGGGCCTAAACAATGGCACTGACCACCGTCGCAACCGCGAACGTCGTCAAGCAGTGGGACGCGGACTTCTACCGCGAGTACATCCGTGAGAACCGGTTCGCCCGCTACCAGGGCACCGACACCAACTCGATCATCCAGCTCAAGGAGGATCTGTCCAAGAAGCCCGGCGACGCGCTGACCATCTCGTTGGTGGCGGCCCTGGCCGGATCCGGCGTGACCGGCAATGGCCTACTGGAGGGCAATGAGGAGGCCATCGTCAACTACGGCCACCAGGTGCCGATTGCCGCCTACCGTAACGCCATCGCCATCACCGAGTGGGAGCAGCAGAAGTCCGCGATGGGCCTGCGTGCTGCCGCCAAGCCGCTCCTGAAGGAGTGGGCGATGAAGCTCAACAAGAGCCACATCCTGAACGCCCTCGGCTCGGTGCGCGGCAATGACGGCCTGATCGTCAACTACGGCGCCGCCAGCGAGACGCAGAAGGACACCTGGCTCACGGCGAACCAGGACCGCGTGCTGTTCGGCCACGAAGTCGCCAACATGGACAACGACGACCATTCGGCGTCGCTGGGCGTGATTGCCTCGACCGAGAAGCTCAACGCCGCGTCCGTGTCGCTGCTGAAGCGCATGGCGAAGCGCGCCAACCCCATCGTCCGTCCGCATACCGTAAACGGCGATGAGGAGTGGTACGTGCTGTTCGTGGACTCGCTGTGCTATCGCGACCTGAAGGCCGATCTCAAGACGACCCTGAGCGACGCCCGCGAGCGTGGCAAGGGCAACCCGCTGTTCACCGATGGAGACATCGCATACGACGGCGTGGTGATCCGCGAGATCCCCGAAATCGCGTCGCTGGGCGGCGTTGGTGCCAGCGCGGCCACCGTGTCCCCGGCCTACCTGTGCGGCGCTCAGGCGCTGGCGCACGTCGTCGGCAAGCGCTGGGCCTCGACCACCGAGACCCGCGACTACGGCTTCGTCAACGGCACGGCGATCTCGGGCTTCTTCGGCACGCAGAAGCTGTTCTACAACGGCAAGCAGCACGGCGTTGTGACCGGCTACTTCGCTGCGGCGGCTGACGCTTAAGTAGGACGGGAGGGGGCTTCGGCCCCCTCCTTTTTCCCGGCAGGACGCCGGGGCATGGATGCAACGGGCCACGGATGGCCCACCTATTTCTGAGGCGCACGGATGGCGACCTACCCCCGAGAGGAGTTCGTGCGGCAGGTGTTGCTCGAGCTGGGCGTTCTGGACGCCACTGAGGCCCCTCAATCCGAGGACGCGGTGTTCGTCGGCCAACGCTGCGATCAGGTGTTCGAGGAACTGTACGAGGAGGGGCTGATTCCCTTCGATATCGATGGCGAGGTGCCCGCGCGCTACTTCCTGCCGCTTGTGGCGCTGGTGGCCGCCGAGTGCGCTACGGCTTATGGCCGCAACGACCAGTTGCAGGTCATCGCTGCCAAGGCTGGTGCTGGCCTGAAGCGACTGTGGAAGCTCCGCCAGGCGCCCTACGTCTACGCCCCGACGCGGGCCACGTACTACTAATGGCCAAGCAACCCGTAGACCTGATCGGTGGCTTCTACACCGACGACAGCCTGCCGTGGTCGTGCCAGGACACGGTGAACTACATCCCCGTGCAGGCCGAGGTGGCCGGTACGCGCACGCCGGCCAAGCTGGTTGACGCGCCCGGGCTGCGTCCCTTCGTGTGGATCGGCCATTACCCGCCCGAGGAGTCGGAAGGATGAGCGGTCCGATTCGTGGCCTCCACGACGTTGAGGGGCAGCTTTACACCGTTTCGGGTCCGACGCTGTACCGCATCACGCCCGCTGGCGTGGCGATCCCGCTCGGCCAG